AATAACCGAAAGTAGTTTATTTGCTGCATTTACTTGTCCAGCTGGTTCTTCTTCAATATTTGGATAAGATTTAGTAGGTAAGCCAGCAACACTTTGTGCATCGATAACACTTTCGATTATTTGTACTAACCCATCTAATAACGTAGCTTCAATCTGTGTAGCATCTCCGCTTGTAAAATCTTGTGTTTCTGCGTTGCCTGATGTTTTTGCAACACTAAGTCCTCTAACAATACGTTGTACAATGAATCTTAATCTTGCAAACGAATCTTCAAACGCTTGCTGATTTGTATTAGTAAAGTTACTCCAAGTTACACTTTTAAAGAACCATGTTGTTTCTTGTACTGTTGCATTGTTGCCGCCATATAAAATATCGTATGATAGCGCATCAACAAAGTTTTCAACATATGCTTCCCATTCTGATGCAGTATAAGTTAGTGTGTTATCGAGAGTATCTAAGTAAGCAATAAACTCTGCAACAATAAAATCTTTGTTTGCTTGTAAATGATCTTTTGCATCAATGCCATTTTGTGTAACACCAACGCTCTCTGCATATGTAGGCAAAATACCTGTACTATCGCCATCGTCGACTACATTGATAATAATATTAAATGCTTCATTTACTCTGGTTACCGAAGTAGGATCTGTGTTAACTTCAGTATATCCTAAAACTAATGATCTTAGATAAGCAAAGCTCGAAACATAAAGATCTTTAAATCTTGCTCTCGATCTAAATTCTCTTGCTTGTCTAACTAGAACATGATCGCCGCCTGTGGCAATATAAGAAGAAAGAGCAGTTAAGAATATTGTCATATCTTCATTATACCATGCTTGGTTATAACTTAGCTCAGTAAACTGATCATTAATATAAGCAGTTAGCTCGGCAATAATAAAATCTCTATTTTCTAAGATATTATTTTTTGCTTCAATGATTTCGCCATCTATGCTGCTTAAATCATTAAACGAGTCTTCAATCTGATCTCCAACGAATGGAATGCCAGTACTATCACCTGCTGCAAGTGTGCTAGTAACAATATTAAATCGTTGATCAAGTTCTTCTTTCATTGCAAGATTTGAAGTCAACGCTTTCATTTCGTCACGTGTTGCTTCTAATGCATATATAGTAGGAGCAAGCTGATCAAGAATAACTTTAGTAGAAGTAGCTCTTAAATAACTTTGTGCTGCTGTAGTCGTTTGATAATATGTACCCATAACGATATCACTAGTTAGTGCATCAATGATACGTCTAACATCGCGTTCGCAGGTTTCTTGATTATATACAAAAGGTTGTTCTGTAATAGTATTCGAAGTAATATAATAAAATGTATCGTTGCCGTCAAACTTAATAACAGAACCAGTTTGCGGTTTATCTCTCAAACTCGAAATATCAATACTAGCATTTGTTCTTAAGTTTACTGTTCCGGTTGCTTGTAATGTTGCGCCGCCGCCTGTAAATGTAATAGTTGGAACACTTTTATATCCACTTCCGTTGTCGCTAATACTAACTGCTGCAAGTTCGCCTGTGGTTAAATCAACTTGTGCCGTAGCAACTGCTGTTGTTCCACTGACAGCTTCTGGCGCACTAATAGTTACCGTTGGTGTACTAGTGTATCCAGTTCCTGCAAAAGACAGTGTTACACTACCTACTGTTGAATAATAGTCTTGGTCAGCAGTTGCAGTAGTGTATGCTATTGGATAATAGCCATCTGCTAAAACACCTTTTGTACCAAAGTCACTAACTGAGTTTGAAATACTTAAATAACCACCTTTGGTAGTCATAAACCCTACACTACAAAAAACTGAGAAGCAACTAACAATCTGTGTGTAACCAAAGTTAGTAACGTGGAAACCAATGCCGCCTTGCGAAATCTGTGTAAATGCATCTGCAACAAAACTAAACACAAGCGATGCAGGATCGTAATCGTCTCCGTCAACTAATAGGCCGCCGCCTCCGCCGTTGATGTTAACTTGTTTTTCTAATGGAACATTTGGATTGTCTGCTAACAATATTGGTTTTGCACCTGGTGTAATACCTTCAATCTGTACAGTTTCAAATGGTACAAACTCAGTTCCGTCGTTCAACCAAGGACCGTTCATGTTAGTACAGTTTTGTACATATGGCGATGTAGTTACAAGAGCTCCAGGACGTATTCTAGCACACCAACCTGGCGCACGTAATCCTCTAAATGTTATTTGATACAAATAACACGCATTACCCATAAGGAAGAAATCTGAGGTAGGATTTTTTGGAAACACTCTAGTATTTCTAAGTTCACCTTGCCCTGTAACTGTAACAAAATCTCTTAATGTTATCGGGTTATTTTCGTAATAGTCGCCTGGTGCAACAATAATAGTTGACCCAATCGGAGCTACTTCTGATGCACGTTTTATACTAGCAAATGCGCCGTTTTTATCTGCGCTTCTGCCATCGTTGTCATCATTACCATCTTCAGTAACATAATATACGTTAGTAACTTTTGGACCGGTAACATCACCTGTAGTACGCATACTAGCATTTACACGAAACTCCTTGCCCTCGGCAAGGTTCATTTCCATGTCGCCGTCAGATGTAAGAATAAAGGTTTTATCCCCTATCTTTCTACTATGTATAGACTGTCTTTTAATATAACTCATTTACACTTCCAAATAACTTAATGTTGCTGATAGATTTGTTGGCGCTTGTCCTATTAGCATAACTCTGTCTCCTGCTTCCAATATTAATCGTTCTGCCGAGAATGTAAAAGTATCAGCTGCACCAATTTCTAAATCATTTAATATTAAGTTATCGGTTGTTTTGACTGCACCATTAGGAATAATATGAACATCAACTTTAGTATCATTACTACCTGTTCCGTCATTGAGACCTGTATTACATATTAGCAGAGTCGTTAATGCAAACTTCTTTTCTGCTGGTACAGTTAAAAGAGTTGTATCTGTTGTTAATATTGCTGCATTTACTATCGCCATTGTTTCTTCCTTAAAATATAATACTATAAAGCAACGCTTTATTTCTGCTTACAAGTTCGTCTTCGGTACCGTCTGCGTTTATAAAATACAGACCAGTGCCGCCGTCACCAAGTGTTTTACTATATAAAGTACTACCTGCACTTGGTGGGCTTGCTGGTGTTACTTCTTCTGTAAAGTTTAACCAGCCATCTATTTGTACTCTTCCAGTTCCTGAACCTTTTAAAATAATATCACTATTAATACCTGATGTAGTAATAATATTATCATCAAATCTTAGATCTTCAAACTCAACTCTAGATTCAAAAAACGTAGCAATAGTACTTTCATTAATCGATATTTCAGCTCTACTAGTTCCGCCACCTGATTCAGTATCGTATACTTGAACAGTTGTCGGTGATAAAGTGCCTGTTGTTATTTTATCTTGGAAGTTATATGTAAAATAACCGCCAACATAATCAAGCAATCCTCTAACGTTAACCAAACTATCGTCATCTACCGGAACGCTAAGTCCATCTGTCTGAGATGGATCTGGCGTAATATTACTTCCAGTATATGCCCATATTTGTTTTTCATAATCAGTAGTACCAGTAACAGTAACAACTCCAGTACCGCCTCCGATTAAATACAAATCTTGATCGAGTGTTGGAATAATACTACCAGTATGAATACCCGAAAGGTCTCCACTAGCTAGTTTAAAAATAAACGCACCTTCGTTAGCAGGTTCTGCGCCATTACGAATAGTTTTTAGATTTTCATCATAAAAGAACTTTGCATCAAACGCATCAGGACCACGATCAATAATGATACCAGCGCCTCTTCCGTTGCCATCAGATACGTCAGTAATCCCAGCGTCACCGCCAGGATCGCCATTATTGATTGTGATAGTTTTATCATCAACTATTAACTCAGCTGATCCAATACTAGTTTGAGCACCCAATACATCCAAGTCACCGTTAACAGTAACCTTGCCTGTTAACCCAGTGTCAAGAAGAATCTCTCCAGCTGTGTTTATAGAGATTGTGTACTTGTCTACACCTATGCGATTAATGCGTTCAGACATTTAAGTTTCCTTAAACTGCTGTTAGTACAATGTAATCGTTTGTCGAATCGTTTTCTAATGCCCAAGTATATCTAGTACCCGAGAAGTCAGTAGCAACACGTTTTGTGATTTTTGCAATGTTAACTTCAGCGCCTGAGTTTGATCCTACATAACCAAACATTCTCATTTCGCCTTCTGCACTTGGTGCACCATTCTTAAGAACACAAGTTGTTGTACTTGTTGAATCTTTAATGTTTGGCGAACCTACGTTTGCATCTTGTGTGCAAACAAAAGTTTTTGCTCCACGCTGCTTAACTATAGCACCGTCTGTTCTTAATGATGCATCGTAGAATTCTACTCTTACACCTGTGTTGCCATCAGCATCGCCGATTACATCAACACCGTTAATATCTTTTTTTAGTGGACGTCCCATTTTGTTTCTCCTTATGACGTTCTAGGTCTACACAGATGGTATTCTGCGTAAGTCCAGTTTTTCTGGCTCTTTTATACCTACACAAGTATTTATCTAAAAGAATAAAATGGGTTATAATGTTCGTAAAAAAAGGCCTACCGCATCAGTGGGTAGACCTTTTAATAATAAAGTGATAGAGAGGATTACATTCTACCTCCAACAACCTAGTAAGTATTTCATACGTTCAGTTGCGCCTAGTATCAAACAGTTACGTTCGAAATACGTATCTTCATGTCTCCATGCTCATACGCTGCCACTACAGCTACCAGCCAAGTTATTGTCCTTACGAAACAACATTTCCTTGCACTATCTAACAAAAAGACCGTCGTCTTTGTTATGTATTTAATATAACATATACAATACAGAAGTCAACCAATTTTTTCTATTTTTTTAAGATTAAATGCATATTTTTTTCCATTTGATAATAGTTCTTCATATTCAACTACATCACCTATAAGTGCTTTAAAATCTTTAGTTTCAAAAAGAACATCATACAACTCTGGGCCCCATTCTTTAGGGCGTATTATGCTATATTTTCTTTTTTTATTGTATTTTATTATTTGTCCTATTGGCATTATTTTATTACTCCATGCAAATAGTTATCATAAAAATAGACCCCGTAGGGTCTATTTTCGTTTTAGTTAAGTTTAAACTTACGAGAAGCTTAGGTTGTTTGCAGTTACTTCTACTTTTTCCAAGTAGTCAGCTGCGTTACCTAGAGACGAAGCAGTGTTCGATAGCTCAACATATCCATAACGTGTCATGAACGAAACTGTTGGTTCGAATGTACTTGGATCTAGGACAACACCTGAAGACATAAGTGGGATGTATGGGCAATAGAATGCTGCTGCATCTGATTCACTTGTACCTTTGTAACCAACTAATACATCATCATCTGCTGCATATGTGTTTACGTAGATCTTCATTGCGTTGTTCAATGTACCAACCATTTTAGTGTTAGTTGGTGCTTCAAAAGTACCTTCAGTTGTACGTGCAAATGCTGAAGTTGTAGCACTTTGTAGAACTGTTAGGATTGCTGGAGATACAACTGCCCAGTTACCTGCGCCACGGCGTGTACGCTGTGCGATGCGGTTAGCTGCACGGTTAACTAGTACTGCAAGTGCAGCATGTTCGTCACCAACAAAAGTTGCTGTACCACTAACTGCTGCTTGGTCAAATGTATCTGTACCTGTACCAGCTAGTGTGTTAAGAGATGCTAGGACCTCTTGGTCGATCTCAGCAGTAATCTCTTGAGCAAGTGCTGCCATGATTTCTGCTTCAACGTCGATGCCGTGCTGCGACTGTGCGTCTTGTGCGGCTTCGAATGTCCAACGTGCTGATAGCTTACGTGTTTTAGCTTCAACAGTTTGCTTTAAGATCTGAATTGACAAACGGTTACCCGCTGCGCCTTCAAGTGCTGCTGTAGCGTCTGCTTTTGCACTAGTAGCGTTACCACTATATGCTTCAGCAATCTTAAATGGACTTAGTGCTTCTTCACCAGCTACTGCACCGCTTGCGCCTGTGCCTGCTGTGTCGCTGTAGCGAACACGTAGCGTGTGAATCTGGCCAACTGGGCCAGTCATTGGTTGTACGCCTACAATCTCGTTTGCGATGACTGTTGGCATAACACGTCTAATCACTGGTAGGATTACACGGTTTAGTGTTGCGATGTTACCGGCAGATGTAGCACCCGCAGTTGCAGTTTCAGCCAAATACCTACGGGTATTTTCTAGGGTTGAAGCCATTACTGCTTTCTTATTGCCTTGAAGGCCTTCAAGAAGTGCTGACTTGGTATCATTCCAACGACTTTCTAGTAGTTCTGACATTGGTATCTCCTTATTATAATCCAGCTAGACGTTTAATATCAACTACGTTAGAGTCGAATGCGTCTGCTTTGATGTCATTTGTTTGTGTTCGGTTGCCTGTTACTTCTTTTGCCTCTGATAGTACTGCCTTCTTCTTCGCTGGAGTATTACCGTCTATTACCGCCGGCAGGTATTTGTCAAACGATGCTCTTAAACGAGATGTTTGAACTGATTCCAGTAAGTCTGTCATAATGTCACGTTGGTCTTTACTTAATGGTGAAACCAATGCATTAATAGTATCTTTGCGGGTATTTGACTCGTTGATTGTTTTAACCTCGATTGCCTTTGCTTCCGCAAGTTTGATCGCTTTAGCCGCTGCTGTACGTGCTTCTACAATTTGTTTGTTTTTTGTATCTACAACTTTAAGCAGTTTTGATGTCTCTGAACTTTCGTTCAAATAACTGTGTTGATATTCGTTAGCAAATGCTTCGAATAACTTACGGCCAAAATCATTTTCTCGTGCTTGATCAATATCTTCTTTGAGTGCTGAAATTTCTTTCTTAAGTCCTTTAGCAACTGTTTCTGATACTAATGCTGCACTTTTCTTAATAAAGTCTGATTTAACTTTATTAACGTGTGCTTTGCCTTCACGTACTAAACGTACTTTTGTTTCGGCAAGATCTTTTTTATCTTCGTAAAACTCTGCAAGTTCTTTTGCAAGTGATTCAACTACAAACTCTTCTAGAGCAACAAACTTATCCTTTGTTACTTTTTGATCTGCGTGTAGTTCCTTGATTTCTTTTGCTAGTTGTTCACTAACAAATGATTTCATTAAATTGGCATTTTTACGCTGTGCAACTGCAAACTTAGCTTTTGCTTCTGCTAGTTGTTTGCGGTCATCGTGGAACTCTGCAATTTCTTCTGCTAATTTTTCACTCAACATTGCATCAATGGCTTCCACCATTGTTGTTTTGTCATGTGCATATTTTTTAGCAAATTCTTCGCGAAGTTCCGCAGTAGCTTGAAGTTTATTTTCTTCAACCTTAGCGTTCCATGCTTCCTCTAGTTCTGAACGCACTTCTTCCGATAGTGCTGAGTTTTCGAAGAGTGATTTAAGTGAGTCTAACATATGATCTCCTCTCCTAGTTAGCGGAGTTTGCTTATTACATCTAATAAGCTCTCTTTTAAATATTTTTGTGCCTGTTTATCGCCTTGTACTTCCCTAGATGTTAGGAACGCCTTATAGCCACCTTTGCTGTTCATAAGATGTTCGTATATCGGTGTTGGGTAGGCGCCCGGAGCACTTGGCTGGGCAACTACATCTACTGTTATAATCTCAAAATCGGAAACTTCTCC